GCCAGGGCCAGGGCCAGGGCCAGGGCCAGGGCCAGGGCCAGGGCCAGGGCCAGGGCCAGGGCCAGGGCCAGGGCCAGGGCCAGGGCCAGGGCCAGGGCCAGGGCCAGGGCCAGGGCGGTCAGGGCGGTCAGGGCCAGGGCCAGGGCGGTCAGGGCGGGTGGTTCGACAAGCTCTCCGCCGAGGACCGTGCGTGGGCTGAGAGCAAGGGCTGGAAGTTGGAGACGGACCCGTTCACGATCTTCCAGAGCTACCAGAACCTGGAGAAGCTGTTCGGTGCCGACAAGGCCGGCCGCACGGTGATGCTGCCGAAGGACGAGAACGACAAGGCGGCGGTCGATGCCATCTACGACAAGCTCGGGCGGCCGAAAGACCCCAAGGAGTACAAGATCGACATCCCGGCCGGCGCGGACCCGGCGTTCTCCGACGCGGCGCGTACCTGGTTCCACAAGGCCGGCCTGACACAGGCACAGGCGGCGGCCGTCACGGAGAGCTACAAGGCCCTCGAACTTGACGCGGTGCAGAAGGTTCAGACCGAGCACGCGCAGCAGGTCGAAGGGCTCCAGAGGGAGTGGGGCGCGCAGTTCGATCAGAAGGTCGAAGTCGCGAAGGCGGCGCTGAAGGCCGCCGGCATCACCGAGGCGCAGACGAAGGCGGTGGAAAGCGCCCTCGGTCCGGCGACGGCGGCCAAGATGTTCGAGTTCTTCGGCCGCAACTACTCGGAAGCTGGCCCGCCCGGCAACGAGACGCGGACCGCGCCCGGCTTCACCAATCTCACCCCGGCGGCGGCGTCGCAGAAGATGGAGCAGCTTCGCGCGGACCCGAACTTCATGGCGCGCTACGACCACGCCGACCCGAAAATTCGGGCGCAGGCGATCGAGGAGATGGACAACCTCGCCAAGATTGTGGTCAACAACCGCGCGTGATATTACTGAAGTGCCCTCCTTGGGCGTTTCCTCCCTAAGACTTGCGGGCCGGGTGCAAACCCGGCCCGTTTTTCATTGAGTTGACAGCTTAACGGCGCAGCAGTACAACGTGAACAGCGTCGGGGTTGACGGCCGCCAAAGGCACAAGCCCATAACCCGACAGCCCCGACAAACGTCGGCCCGGCATGTGCTGGATAACCGCGAAACCAAGGAAATCTTAACCCCTCGCGGGAGTTCAACCATGTCCTACACCGTCCAGCAGCATCACGTTCTCCAGTTCTCGCGGAACGTCGAACAGCTTCTCCAGCAGCGCGGGATGAAGCTGCCCGGTTTCTGTCAGCAGGGAACCTACACCGGCAAGTCCGGCTCCGTCGTCGATCAGATCGGCACCGTTGGCGTGATCCGTGACCGCGCCCGCCACGCCGACACCCCGCACCTGTCCGTGCCGGGCGATCGTCGGTGGGTCTACCCCCACTCGCTCACCTCGTCCACGCTGATCGACAACATCGACGTGGCGCGCATGCTGATCGACCTGAAGTCCGCCTACGCCGCCGCCATCTCCGAGGCGCTCGGCCGCGCGGCGGACGACGAAGTCGGTGCGGCGTACTTCGGCGCGTCGGCGACCGGCGAGCAGGGCCTGTCCACGATCTCGTTCCCCGGCACGCAGCAGGTCGGCGTCAACGTCGGCGGCGCGAACTCGGGCCTGAACGTGCCGAAGCTCCGCACCGCGAAGCGCCTGCTCATGGCGGCCGGTGTGGACCTGGCGCGTGAGAAGGTCTACTGCGCGATCTCGTCCGTCGAGCACGACAACCTGCTCGGCGAACTCCAGGTCACGAACATGGACTACAACGACAAGCCGACCCTCGTGGACGGCCGTGTCACCACGTTCATGGGCTTCAACTTCGTCCACGTCGAGTGGCAGGCCACGATGACGGACGGCGTCACCGCGCAGTACCCGCTGTCGCTGGCGACGATCGCCCCCGGCGGCCTGGCGTCCACGACCCGCTACATCCCGGCCTGGGTTGAGAGCGGCATGCACTTCGGCCGGTGGGGCGGTCTGGAAACCCGCGTCGATCCGCGCCCGGACAAGAACTACAACACGCAGGTGTGGGCCGAGATGAACGTCGGTGCCACCCGCACGCAGGAGAAGAAGGTCGTCCAGATCGCCTGCAACAGCGCCTGATCGGCCGCGCCGGGGCCTAGTGCCCCGGCTCCCCTCGCGACAACCACATTCCGGGAGTTCCCACCATGGCAAAGTATTTCTCCAACGAACAGCAGTACCTCGGCGCGGTTCCCCCGACGCCTCCGGGCGACGAGGCCCTCGGCGGCCGTATGCGCTGCTACCGGGCCACGATCCCGCTCGACGCGCCGAAGCTCTCGCCGTCGCAGAACGGCGCGGGCGTCACCACGGCCGACACCGTCTCGCTGTGCAAGGTTCCGGCGGGCATGCGCTTCATCAAGGGCACGCTGACCTCGTCCGTGTCGCTCGGCACCTCGACGATCTCGATCGGCAACGCGGCGGACGCGGCCAAGTACCGCGCGGCTGCGGTCTTCACCGCCACCGACACGCCGACCGACTTCGGCAAGGCGGTGGCGATGGCGAACGGCGCGAACAACGCCGACGAGGAAGTGCTGCTCACCGTCGCGACGGCGAACCTGCCGACCACGGCCGGCGCGAAGCTGATCATTGACATGATCTTCGCCGGGCCGTAAGGTTCGGCGCAGGGCGATCTCTGCGGAGGCCGGGGTGAACGCCCCGGCCTTTTCATGTTTTCAGGGGCGCGGCATGCTGTCGAGAACGCAAGTCATCAACAACGGGCTCCGGCTCATCTCGGCAAACCTCATCGCTGATCCCGACGAGGACACCGAAAGCGCGCGCCAGGCCAAGGAAGTCTACGACCAGATCGTCCGGGCGGAGCTTGAAGCCCATGCCTGGTTCTTCGCCAAGGTGCAGGCGGCCCTGCCCGAGAACGCCACCGCCCCGCTGTTCAAGTTCGGCCACGCCTACAACCTGCCGTCCGACTTCGTCCGGCTCGTCGAGCTTGACGGGCGGTGGGTGTTCTCGACGATCCGGCACGTCGATGTGAACCCGATCCCGCTGTATGAGCTTCACGGCCGCGCCATCTTCACCGATCTGACGGCTCCGCTGAACATCGCGTATCTGCGGGATATGTCGAGCGAACCGACCTCCTGGACCCCGCTGTTCGGCAACGTCGTGTCGGCCGCGCTCGCGGTGGTTCTGGCGATGCCGCTGACCAAGTCCGAGGGCATGGTGTCCCTGGCGGAGAAGCTCTACCAGAAGGAACTCATGCGCGCGAAGCGGTCTAACGCGATCCAGATGCCGCCGCAGAACATGCCCGACAACTCCTGGATCACAGCGAGGCTTTACTGATGCCGAGGGCGAAACCCATCCTCACGTCGTTCAACGGCGGCGAGCTTTCGCCGCTGCTGGATGGGCGCGTGGATCAGGACAAATACTTCACCGGGTGCAAGACGCTCACCAACTTCATCCCGACCGTGCAGGGGCCGGCGCGGCGGCGCGGCGGGACCAGGTTCGTCGGATCGGTGAAGGTCGCGGCCAAGCGGGCATGGCTCGCGGACTTCGTGTTCTCGGCCGGGCAGGCGTATGTCCTGGAGTTCGGCGACAATTACCTGCGCTTCTGGACGAACCGGGGCCAGCTTCTCGGGGGCGATGGGGTCAGTCCGTACGAGGTGGTGACGCCGTATTCGGAAGCTGACCTCATAACCGCAGAGGGCACGTTTGCGCTGCGGACGCTTCAGTCGTCCGACGTGATGTGGATCGTCCACTCGGAAGGGAAGTACCCGCCCTACCGGCTGTCCCGGCGCGGCGCGATCGACTGGACCCTGGCCCCCGAGGAGTTCACGGACGGCCCGTTCCGCGACGTGAACACGGATAGCGCGCTGACCATGCAGGCCGGCGGGACGACCGGGACCGTCACGGTGACGGCCAACTCCGCGCTGTTCAAGCCCGGTCACGTCGGCTCGCTGCTCGTCCTGAACAGCTTCAACCCGTCAACCGTTGCGCCGTATCAGACCTACAAGAGTGTCGCGATTGGCAACCGCGTCCGCAACGCCGGCAACGTCTACGAGGCGCAAAACGCCTTCACCTACGCCTCCGGCGACCAGACGCAGCGGTACGTCCCGACGCACACGGAAGGCGACGCCTACGACGGCGCTGTTACCTGGCGCTATCTCCATTCCGGCTACGGGTGGGGCAAGATCATCTCCGTCAGCGGAGACGGGCTGTCCTGTCAGCTTCAGGTGACTTCGCGTTTGCCCGAAGAAGTGGTCTCGGCCAGCACGCGGCGGTGGGCGTTCAGCGAGTTCTCGTCAGTCTACGGCTGGCCCACGGGCATCGCGTTCTTCAAGGAGCGGCTCACCTACACGCGCGGCAAGCAGGTGTTCCACAGCATCGTCGGCGCGTTCACCAACTTCGCCCGCAAGGACGCCGGCAGCGTCACGAGCGAAACGGCCATGTCCTTGTCCCTGGCCGCCGACAAGCTCGACAGCATCCGCTGGCTCGCGCAGTCCCGCACGCTCGTGATCGGTTCTGCGCGAGCCGAACTGGCACTCGGCGAGCAGACGACGCAGCAGGTCTACAGCGCCACCAACGTGCAGAACGTCCCGCAGACGGAGTACGGTTCGCGGCTGTTGCGCCCGCTGCGCGTCGGCGAAAGCGTGCTGTTCGTCGAGCGCGCCGGCCACCGCATCCGGGACATGAAGTTCGACTTCACGATCGACCGCTACAAGGCCGAGGACATCACGGTCTTGTCGGAGCACATCTTCGACGGGTCGGAGGTGCTCGGCGACACCGAGCAAGAGCAGCGCGACATCGTGGACTGGGCGTACCAGCAGCAGCGCGACAGCATCGTGTGGTGCGTGCTCTCGGACGGAACCCTGGCGTCCCTGGTGTTCAACCGCGAGCGCGGTGTCATCGCGTGGACGCCGCACTACCTCGGCGGCAACGCGATCGTCGAGGCCGTTCAGAGCATTCCGTCGCCGGACGGCCGCACGGATGACGCCTGGTTCATCGTCCGCCGCACCGTCAACGGGCAGACGCAGCGCAGCGTCGAGTACCTCACCGACTACCGCCTGGTGAAGAAGAGCGCGGCTGAAGCGGTGCATGTCGATTGCAGCACCACGTATCGCGGCGTGGCGACGAAGGTCGTCACGGGCCTGGCGCATCTCGAAGGCCAGACAGTCAGCATCTGCGTGGACGGGTCGAACCACCCGGACAAAGTCGTGTCCGGGGGCCAGATCACGCTCGATCGAACCGGTGAGCTTATCCACATTGGCTACCGCTTCGTCTCCAGGATGCAGACCATGCGCCTGGAGGTGCAGGGTGGCGGCGGCACGTCGCAGACTACCCGCAAGGGTATTGCCGAGGTGTGGCTGCGGCTTCAGTCAACGATCGGCGGGCGTGTCGGACCGACGTTCGACCGGATGGACGAGATCAGGACGCTGGATCCGCGCAAGCCGGTCGGAACGCCGCCGGCTCTCTACAGTGGGGATTACAAGCTCCAGTTCCCCGGCGGGTACGAGACCGACGCCTATGTGTGCTACGAGCAGCGCATGCCGCTGCCGGCGACCCTCGTCGCTGTCGTTCTCAGGGTGCAGATCAATGATTGAGTTCTCCACCGAAGTGCGCCCCTCCATGGCGCTCGAACTGGAGCCGCACAGAGGGCAGGCGCGGCAGGCCCCGCTCACCTCTACGAACCTGTTTCGCCTCGTCTCCAGTGGCCCCGCCTGGGCTGTGCGTCTAGACGGAAAACTCGTTGCGCTCGGGGGCCACACTCCGGTGTGGCCTGGAAGGACGATTTTGTGGGGCTACCTGGGGGCGGACTGCGGTCCGGCGCTCCCGGTAATGACCCGCGAAGTCCTGCGGCAAATCAAGGCCATGGAGGTTGAGTTTCCGCGCATGGAAGCCTATGCTGAACGCCACCACAAGGAGGGCCACCGTTGGCTGCGTCTCCTCGGCTTCAAGCATGAGGGCGTGATGCGGAAGTTCTGCGACGGGGTTGACTATTCGATGTATGCACGGGTGACGTGATGGCTTTCCTTGTTCCTGTCTTCTCCGCGATCGGGTCGGCTGTCGGAAGCGTCTTCGGCGGCACGGCTGTCGCAGGCACGGCCGCTGCCGGTGCCACGGCGGCCAGCGGGTTCTCCCTCGGCACGGTGCTGACGGTGGGCTCAACCCTCCTCGGCGCGGTGGGGGCCATTCAGCAAGGCCAGGCGGCCAAGCAGGCGGCCGAGTACAACGCGCAGGTCCAAGAGGCGCAGGCGAAGGTTGCGCAGGATCAGGGCGCGGCCAAGGCCACTGAAATATCCATGCGCACGCGCCAGCGGCTTGCCGCATCCCGAGCGGCTGGCTTGGAAAGCGGGCTCGAACTGGACGGCAGCGTCGGCGATGTGCTCGACACTGTGCAGAAGCAGGGCGCGCTCGACCAGTTGACCGCGCTCTACGACAGCAATCTTCGTGCGCAGGGGCTGCGGCAGAGCGCCGAAGCCGAGCGCGCGAAAGGCAGCAACGCGGTCGCGGCGAGCTATATCGGCGCGGGCTCGTCGCTGCTCACCGGCTTCTCCAAGCTCTACCAGGTGTGATCTATGGCTCGTCTCCCCATCGACATCATGACCGCCGGAAACCGCAACGAACTGCCCACCGGGCAGTTTTCGGTTGAGAAGGCGACGGCGGACAATTTCGGCGGGCAGGTCGGCCGGGCGCTGGAGGGGCTCGGTGACGCCGGCCTGGCCCTGGCCGCCAAGATCAACGCGAACCAGCGGCAGCTTCAGCAGTTCGGCTACGAGGATCAGTTCGTCAAGCTCCAGGAGCAGGACAACACTGAATACGAGCAGCGGTATCGCGGCATCTCCGGTTCTGCGGACGGCTGGTGGGGCGGCTCCCGCGCGGCGACCAAGGCGCGCATGGACGAGTGGCTGAAGACCCTGCCCGAGCAGGTGCGGGCGGAGTACCAGGTCAAGGCCGACAGGTTCATCGCCGGCCGGACGGCGCAGGCGTTCAAGGACCAGTTTCAGCAGCAGGACACCAACACGAAGCAGACGCTCACCGAGGAGCAGCGAAAGGCCGGGCTCCAGGTCCAGCAGAACCCGCTGACCTACGAGCAGTTCGTCCAGCAGCAGACCGATCTCATCGACAAGTCCACGCTCCCGCCGGCCGAGAAAGAGCGGCTGAAGGCCGAAGCTCGCAACGGGCTTGCCTACACGGCGGAGCTTGCGCGTGCGCAGAAAGACCCGGAAGGCGTGGCGAAGCGCCCGACGCCGACATTCTCCCCGGATGTGAACTCGGCGGTGGACAAAGCCGCCGCAGCCAACGGGCTCGATCCGGCCATGATGCGGCGGTTCGCGCAGATTGAGAGCGGCGGTAGCCCTGGGGCCGCGACCGGCTCCTACAAGGGGCTGTTCCAGATGTCGGACGCCGAGTTCACCAAGTATGGCGGCGGCAACATCTGGAGCGCCGAAGACAACGCCAATGCCGCAGCGCGCAAGATCAAGGCAGAGGCCGCCGAGTTCAAGGCGAAGTACGGGCGCGATCCCACCGCCACCGATCTCTACATGCAGCACCAGCAGGGCGTCGCCGGCTACGCGGCGCACATGGCGAACCCGAACGCTCCGGCGTGGCAGAACATGCTGTCCACGGCGGAGGGGAAGGAGAAGGGCGAAGCGTGGGCGAAGGCCGCCATCTGGGGCAACATCCCGGCCGACATCAAGGCGCAATTCCCCGGAGGCGTGGACACTGTCACCAGTGCTGCGTTCGTCAACGTGTGGCGACGCAAAGTGGACGGCTATGCCAGCGCCACCATTGCCTCCGGCGCGCTGACACCGGAGCAGGCGGCGTCGGTGCAGGAGACTGCGCGGCGGCAGATCAGCGCGCAGGAGCAGCAGCGCGCCGCGCAGTACGAGGCGGACCAGACCGCCAAGCGGAACCAGCTTTACATCGACTTGAAGGAGGGCTCGTCCCCCGACGCCGCGTACCGGGCGGCGCGCCAGTCCGGCTTGCTGTCCGACTTCGCCGACATCGAGAAGGCGGAGAAGATCATCAAGGAGCGGAACAAGGGCGAGGAGGACTACGGACGCGGCCTGGCGCTCATGCAGGGCGGGCGTGTCGTGGCGAACCCCTACGACAAGGACCACCGCGACGGCGTGCAGGCGTTCTACGATCGGACGGTCAAGGGCGGTGCGGATCCGGCGGCTGCGGCTGCGGCGGTGTTCGACCGCACCGGCATCGTCCCGCCTTCGTTCGCCACGGCGATGCGCGGCGCGATGATCTCGGAAGACCCGGCGCGCGTGGCGGCCGGGCTCACGACCGCGTCCAACATGATGCGGCAGAACCCGAACGCCTTTGCCGGCGTTGAGGGCGGCAGCGATCTGGAGAAGAACGCCAACGAGTACCGCCGGCTCACGGAGCAGTTGGGGCTGTCGTCCGAGCAGGCCGTGCAGCGCATCCTCGCCGACGCCCGCGATACGACGAAGTTGGACCCGGTCCGCCAGGAGCAGCTTCAGCAGTTCAGGAAGCAGAGCCTGACGCAGGATCAGATCGACGCGCGGCTGCGGTCCACGTTCTCGTCGTGGAGCCCGTTCAGCAACGCGCCGTTTAGCGTTCAGCTTCCGACCGGGCCGCAACGCACCGCCATGGCGTCGATCTATTCCGAGTTCGCCACGGAGGGGTTCGAGAAGTTCCGCGACCCCGACAAGGCCCTGGCGTTCGCCGACATGCGGGTGCAGCAGCAGTTCGGTGTGCAGAATGGCGTGCTCATGAGGTTCCCGCCGTCCAAGGCAGGCTTGCCGCGCCTGGCGGGCACCGGGGGCGACGGCTTCGGCTGGATCAACGAGCAAGGGGCTGACGTTGTCAAGGCACAGCTTGGCGTTACCGTGGACCCGTCGCAGATCATCCTGGCTCCGATCGAGCGCGACGGCGTCAGCACCCGCGCGGCGTTCAATGGTCAACCGACCACTGTTACCCGCAATGACAGCGGGCGGCCGGAGCAACGCACGACCTTCCAGTCCGTACCTTACATGATCATGGTCATGCCGAAGACGCCCGACCAGGATATGCTCGTGGTGAACGGTGCGTTCTTCCCTGATGTTGACACGTATGTTGCGGGGAAGAACAAGAAGATCGAAGCTGACAACGCGAAAGCTGCGGAAGCACCGCCGGTCTACTATGATCCCTACGGTTTCTCCGCGCCCGTGCAGCCGTATCAACAGAAGCTCCTGGAAACGCCCGAGCAACAGCAGCGGCGTGAGCAGGCGGCCAAGGAGGAGGAGCTTCGGGCCTCGCAAGCCAAGGAGCGCGACAGCCGTGAGAAGTTCCAATCGGGGACCGATCGCGAGGTGAAGCAGCGCGAGGACACGATCGCCAAGCTCAACGAGCGGCTGAAGGAGTTGGACAAGTCCGACAACCCGTTCACGGCGCAGGCTTCCCGCAACCTCATTGACGGCGAGATCATGCGGTTGCAGGGTGAGATCATGCAGCTTCAGAAGAACGCCGAGACGAGGAAACGTCGATGACCTTCAAGACCTTCGACCAGCTTGACCAGGAAGCGGGAGCGAACGCGCTGTTCTTCGACTACGCGAAGAAGCCGGCGCGGCCGGACCTGGCCGGCTACGAGACGCCGGAGATGCTCGCCAAGGCGCAGGAGATCGCTGACCGGTCCGTTGTCGCCGCCGCGTTCCGCCAAGACAACGTCGTCGGCTCGCTCATGTCGCGCAAGGACATGGGCGTGGACAACACCGACGACCGCACGTTCGACCCGGTCGCGTATGTCAAGGAGCACAACCTGACCGGATACGAAGACAGCTTCATGGGTGTGCTCAACTCGCGCAAGGCCGACGCGATCAAGTCGCAGATTGAGATGGAGCAGCGCGACCGCGAGACGCTTCAGGCCGCCGGGTGGACCGGGACGCTCGCGCAGATCGCTGCCGGGGTGTTCGACGCGCCTACGCTGATCCCCGGCACGGTGGCGATCCGGGGGGCCAAGGGGGCCTGGTCTGTTGGGCGGTCCGTGCTGATGGCCGGGGCTTCTGCTGCGGCGACGCAGGCTGTCACCGAGGGGTTCTTGCAGGCGTCACAGCAAACGCGCACGGCCGAGGAGAGCTACCTGAACATCGGTGCCGCCGCGATCATGGGCTCGCTCCTCGGCGGCGGCGTTGCGGCGGTGCTCGGGAAGAACGAGCGCATCGCGGCGGAGAAGGCGCTTGCGAACATCGCGGACATCCAGTCGGGGGCAAAACCGAATGAGTTCGTTCATGCGCAGGTGTTGGAGCAGCGCGGCGCGGCTGCTGGCGGCGCTGACGTTGCCGATGGCGCATTCTTCGTTGACCCGGTTCAGAAGGCCAGGACGCGGGAAGAACTGGCAGTCGAGGGTGCTGCGGCCGGCAAAACCGTTCAAGCCACCTCGTGGTTCAACCCCGTGCTCCGTGCCACGCAACGCTATGCGGCATCGGCGCGACAGGTAGGCAACGTTCTCTACGAGAACACGATCTACCGCGCCATGCACTCGGCCGGCGACACGACCGGCGTGTCCGTCGAGGCGGCTATGCGGACCCGCGTGTCCGCGCTACAGGCCGAAGCCGGCGCGGCGGCCGAAGCCGCGTACAAGGAGATGCGCGGTCAGGGTGTGCGCATGAGCCGGGACGACTTCTACAGCGAAGTCGGCCGGGCCATGCGCAACAACGACGTGAGCGACAACCAGTTCGTCTCGCGGGCGGCGCAGGGCTACCGCAAGCTGTTCGACGACTTCACCAAGGACGCGCTGAAACTCGGGCTCTTGGAGGAAGGCGACCTGGACGTGAAGACGGCGGCGAGCTACTTCAGCCGCGTCTACAACCGCGACCGGCTCCTGGCGTCCGAGCCCGAGTTCCTCGACGTGATCGGCAAGCACTTCGCCGACCGCATGGCCCAAGCCTACGATGTCGAGGCGGCGGAGGTGCGGGCCGCGCAGGGTCGCTACCGCCAGAGGATGGAGGACATCGGCCTGGCGGGTCAAGAGCGGGCCGCGCGCATCGATCAGTTGACGAGCGAGGGCAAGGCGCTGGACCAGCAGTTCGCACACCTGAACGATCTGGTGGACGAATTGACGGATGCTCGCGGGCGCGTCCGTGTCGGTGACGGTCCGAGCCGCGAGGCCGCGAAAGAGGACGTTCGTCGCATCTTGGCGCAAGGAGGGGAGCAGCTTCAGGAGTACCTGGCGCGCCGGGCGGACCTGCGCGGGCGCATGCGCAATCTGACCGAGCGGAACCCGGATGCGCAGGCCGCGAAGTTCGAGCGCCTGACCGAGCGCGTGGACGACGTGCAGAACCAGGTTGAGCGGTCGCTGGCGGCGTTCGGCCGCCGCGCCAAGAACCTGCTGAACAAGATCGAAGCCGACCCCGTGGCGAAGGCGGAGGAGCGCCTGGCTGCGGCGGAGAAGGCCGCCCGCGACGCGGCGGACATGCTGGCGAAACACCGGGCGCGAGCCGAGAAGGTCTACGCGCAGTACCTGGACCAGATGAGCCCGCAGGCCGCCTACGAGGAAGCTGCGGCCAAGGCGACGGCCGCTGGAGCCACGGCGCAGGATGCAATCAAAGCCGGCACTAAGGCGGCTGATGACATGACGGCCAGGGTCAAGGCGGCGCAGGCGGCGACCACCAGGTTCGACGCGGCGGAGAAGCGCCTGGCCGCGCTGCTGGAAAAGCTCGCCGAACGCAATGCCGGCCCGGAAGCTGCGAAGGCCCTCGTCGCCGAGATCGAGGGCGTGCTGAAGAACGCCACCGAGGCGGCGGCCGAGACCAACATCCGGCGCGGCGAGCGCGTGGCGCGGCTGAAGGAGCGCGCTGCCAAGGTGTCGCCCGAGGAGGTAAAGGCCAGGGCGGAGGCGCAGCGCGGGCAGTTCGCCAAAGTGCTCGAAGACGTGGAGAACCGCTTCGACGCAAAGTGGGGACCGCGCCGCGCGATCGGCCTGGAGAAGAACGAAGCCTACGATTTTGAGGCGGCGGGCAAGTCTGCGGCGAAGGAGGTTTACGACAAGATCACCGGCAAGGTGCAGCAGCGGGACGACCTGCCGACGTTCATCACGAAGGTGACGAGCGGACCGCTGAAGGACCGCACGTTCATGGTGCCGGACGAGCTTCTCTCCGGTCGCGGGTGGCTGAAGGACGACGTGCGCGAGGTGGCGAACCGCTACTCGCGGGCGATGGCTGGCGAGATCGAACTGACCCGCAGGTTCGGCCGCGCCGACATGCGCGATCAGTTGGAGCAGATCGCGCAAGAGTATTCCGATCTGCGAACCGCAGTTGACGGAGCGCAGTCGGTGGCCGACATCAACCGGCTGCTCGGGCGGAACAAGTATCGCGAGAGCATGGACGTGAACAAAGTCAAGCTCGACGCGCAGAAGCTCCTGGCGCAAGACGAAGCGTCGGCCATCACTGACACGAAGGCCGGGCGCGACCTCATCCGTGGAACCTATAACCAGGGCGTGAACAACACGAACTTCGCCAGTGTGTCTCGCTCGCTCATGCACTTCAACTATCTGCGGCAGATGGGCGGCGTGCTCCTCGCGAACGTGACGGACTTCTACCGCCCGGCCATGGTTCACGGGCTCATGCCGTATCTGCGCACGCTGCCCGACGCCCTGGCACAGATGTTCAACGCCGGCAGCAAAGGGCTGAAGCTCTCGATCCAAGAGGCGAAGCTGGCCGGGCTCGTGACCGAGCGCGTCACGCACGCGCTCCAGGCGGCGAACGGCGACATCGCTGATCCGTTTCTCACCAGGTCCACGCAGATCGAGCGGTTCCTGCAAAAGGCGACGGGGCTGGCGTCCCGGTGGAACCTCGTCAACTCGTTCACCGACGCGCAGCAGGCCATTGCGTCCACCGTGTCGCAGCACCGCATCCTGGAAGCCGTGCTCGGAAACGCCGGAAAAGACGGCTCGTTCATCGGCAAGGTGTCGGACGGCGAGCGTCTTCTGCGCATGCTCGGCGTCGACAAGCAGACACAGCAGGACATCGCCAAGCTGTTCGAGGCGCACGGTCAAGTCGTTGACGGTATCCGTGTCGCCAACACGGAACGCTGGCTCCAGCACGCCAACGAGACCGGCGTGCCGGACGAGATCGCGCGGACCGAGAACGCCGTGCGGGCTTACCGCGCCGCGCTCAACACCGACGTGAACAGCATCGTGTCCCGGCGCGGGCTTGGCGACGCGCCGCTGTTTGCGAACCACCCGGTCGGCAAGATGCTGACGCAGTTCAGCGGCTACGCCATGGGCGCGCACAGCCGGGTCATGATCCGGGGGTTGCAGGAGAGCCATGCGCGGCTGATCGGCGGCCTCGTCACGATGACGATGCTCGGCGGCCTCACGTCCTACCTGGCCGCCTGGCGTGGCGGACGCGAGCGGTGGGAGAAGTATGTGAAGGAGACCGCCGCGAACCCGGCGCTGCTGATCGGTGAAGGGCTGGACCGCTCGGGGTTCTTCCCCGTGCTGTTCGACATCGCGAACCGCGCGGAGCGGGTCTCCGGGGCTGTCGGCTACGACTATCGGTTCAATCCGATCAAGTCGCCGATCGCGGCGCTCGGTGGTAAGGGCGCGATGGGTATCACGTCCACGCGGGCGTCGGACAGCGCGGCTGCGTTCGGCGCGGTGCTGGGGCCTACTGCCGGTATGATCGACAGCGCGGTTGCTGCTGGGCGTGCCTTGGCGGACAAGGCTTCCGGGAAGGCACCTCCGAAGCATGATGTCAACCAGGCGCTTGCGGCTGTGCCGTTTCAAAGCTACTATGGAATGCGCGAACTGCTGCAAGTGTTGACAGGCAATTCCAATTACACGAGGCACTGAAAATGTCGGTTGAAGCCCAAACCGTTGAGTACGTCTATTTGGGCGATGGGGTCACGACGGTATTTCCCTTTCCGTCGAAGTTCTCGTCGAACCAGGACATCATTGTCGGCCTCGACGGACAGGAGCAGACCAGCGGCGTGACTATCGCGGGTGCTGGTGTATCGACCGGCGGAACGGCTACGATCCTCCCGGCTCCTGCTGCCGGTGTTCGTGTGTCTCTGCTGCGCAAGCCGCCCGCCAGCCAGTTGCTCGACTTCGTGAACGGCCAGACGGTGCTCGAAGACGTGCTCGACAGCGGGCTCGACAAGCTGACGATGCTGATCCAGTACCTCCTGCGCGGGTTGAGCAAGTCTGTCCGCCTGTCTGAGTTCGACAGCCAGAGCTTGCTGGCGTTGCCGGGTGCTACGGCGCGCGCTAATAAGCTGCTCGGGTTCACGTCTGCTGGGGCGATCACACTGTTCAGCGCGGGGGCAGTGCCGGACGGGATGGCAGCGGTTTTCGGGCGGCTATCGGACACGCCTCTGCTCGGCAAGATTTACTTCATGCCGGCGAACTCGACTGTCAACGTGAACGTCCCAGCCGACGCAGCCACGGTCAAGGACGCGCTTGAGGGCATCGCGCAGTGGGTGCCAGGGAACAACTGCGCGGTGACGGTCACGGTCACGCAGCACATGGCGGCTGTCTCCGATCTCGGGGTGTATACGCGCAACGACGGCTTGTCCGTCACCATCACCGGCCCCGCCCCGCAAGCGCTCTCTGTCACCTCGTTCGACGCACCGACCGGCACAAAGGGCAACCGCTCGATCGGCATCAATGTCGTGAGCGCCGCGAACGTGGCAGTCGGTGACGTTATCGTGATGCGTAACTTTCCGGAAAGCTACGCGGACAGCGGCTCGCTCCCTGCCGGGTCAGCCCCTGTTCGGGGCGCGTTCAACCACGCCTATTTGGCGGGCTCCGGCAACTGCCAGATCAGCATCACCGCTGGCACGACGACGGCGACGTTCTCCCAGGCAGTCACTGCGACGGAGTGCCCGGTCGGGAGCCTGCTGTTTGTCGCCGGCCAGGTGCGGACGGTCACCGCCCGCCCCACGACGACCACGGCCACGGTGTCGTCGAACTGGCGCATAACCCTGGCGTCGCATGTGTACTGGTCGATCCTTGCAGCCGAGCCGGGTACGCTCGCGGCCACGGCCGGGGCTGTAACAGTGACGGGCGGCGCGCTTACGACCGGCCCGTCTCCGGGCGATCTCATCGTAATCGCGGACGCGGACTTCATCGGCGCGATCTATAGCATCACGAACGCTACGACGGCCGTGCTGGAAAACTCCATCACCGTGGCGGGCGGCAAGGGCTTTGCCATTATCCGGCGTTGCTGGGAGCACGAGGCCGCGTTCGAGGTGACGGCAGTTGTCGGCAACAAGGTGACGGTCAAGAACACCTCCTGGTGCGAATACACGCTGCCGTATGTCGGGCTCGTCCCGGCGTCCTGCGTCGCGCTTAAGGCCAGCTTGTCGGTCAGCGCCGGGGCCACTTCCGGGCTCAAGGTCCGGGGCGGCGGCCTGACGCTAAACAACATTGCGGTGAAAGGCGCTGGGTCCACCGGCATTGGCATCGACGCCTCCGGCACTTACGGCGGAGGCGGCACGCTCGTCCTTGGGGCGAACTTTGCCAGTATCGGCTTCTACTACGGCGTGAAAGCGCAGGGCGAGATTTTTGTGAACGCGC